TCATCAATTGCGCCGTGTCCTTTTTCAATCAGATCATACATGTTCTGCCGAACGTATTTTGAATCCGTATCGATCTCGTCTTTACTTTCTAGACTAGGCCGATATGTTGTAGGCAACGGCTTTTTGTCATCATCGATATCAATTGGACTCAAATCTAAAATATCATTCACTTGTTTCTCTTTCATGTTATTCCCCATTTACTAATGGACCGCTCTCCGTTATGATATAACCAAAGTTTTCATTGCTTGAGATTTCGCTCTTATCAATTGTTAATTGTGCATTTGTTGTCGGTGCACCATTTGCTAGTTGTCCAGGATATACACTGATCTTTGAAACTGGTGTCACATTTCCAACAGCATCGTCAATGTCAGTGAACAATGATGCATCATACAATTGTGTGTTTGCCAGTTTAATAACTTCAGATTTCTTATTGGGTCCAAAGAAGAAGCCTTTCATTGTAAAGTCTACAGTCCAGATCAATGCTCTTCTCTCTTCAAATGATCCTTCATAAACATCGTCTTGTGCTACGCTACCTAATACAAGAGGCACATCAAGAGTGATGTCTGGATCAGCGACAAGTTGAACTGTTGTTGTCCATTCTGGTGTAAAGTACGGCAGAATCTGCTCGATTATTTTAGTGCCGTCTGTCGTGTTCTTTACAAATATTGAAAGTGAAAACTGAATATCGTAAGGCACTGGATTATATTGATACTTCATCTTATCTTGATCAGTTGGAATTGGCGTTCTTACGAATTTATTAATCGTAGAAAGTTTTCTCTCAGGTGCATAGTTAAATCCAGTGATCTCAAATCCCATTCGAGGTAGAACAGTCGCAAATGGCTGTGTCATTGGATCGTCAGCATTCAGACCGTTAATTCTAGCCAGAAATTTTTCTCTAGGACCATATGACAGAGGCACTTTAAATGATTGCTTAACTGCACCGTTTTCATCTTCTCTATTCACCCATATATTATTGAACAATGTGCCGAATAGTATCACATATTTTCGAAGTGTTCCGTGATAAAAAGTTTGACCGAACATTAGATATTACCCTCACTGAATGGATCGATCTCAGTAAAATCGATAAATGAATCTTGAGCATCATATTGATCATTATCAGCGAATGGGTCGTTGCTCATATCATATGACTGTGAAATATTATTTGCTCTGCCTGTGTCTGGATTAATTATAATATCACCATTTGCATATGTGTCTGCATTGTTACCGATTGCTACGTTTGTCGAATAGAGTTCTTCAAGTTCATCAATCTGAGGTACACCAGTGTTCAAATCTTCGTTGCTGTACTCGAAGATTTCACAGCGCAAATCGTAGGTCTGTAATGATCCCATCTGATAGAAGATAGCTTCATGCTCAACAAATTTGATCACATAAACTTTCTGTGTGAGTGGGAAGTAAATCAGATCACCTTCTCTCGGTCGAGTGTTGACTTCTTCAGCGCCGATTGTGTTGTTATATACCCTCTGCGAAAGTGTGAACGTAATTTCATCTCGAATCTGTATATTGAATCTCGATAGGAAGTCACCTTCGCCTTCGAAGCCCTCGACATTCTTGATATACATCTCAATCAAATATGCTGTATTATAAGAAGAGAGGGCATCTTCATTGAAAACTTCATCTTTCGCTTCAATCTTTCTAGGACAATAATACAGGTCATGGCCGTATATGCGAATTGATTCGATAATCAAATTTTCTACTAGAGTCTGCTCTGCATAACTCTCAAAATTATTGAAAAAAACATTAGTTGTCACTTGACATCCTCTCTTTGTTTAGATATAATATCATTAACCGATCATATCCATTACAGGAAGACTATAGTTAGTGATCATCTCTTCTTCTAAACGCTTGATCTCTGTATCGGCATCATCGTACAACTTGTTGCCGTTAAATGTAATTCCACCTGGAAGTTGCATTCCTTCGAACTTAGATAAGTTTGATCCCCATTGACGTTTGATCAATTGTGATGTATAATGTTGTAACCAACGGTCAGCCCATACATCTGTGTACGTGTTTGGATCAACGACTTCATATGCTTCAACAAGGAGATACTCGCCTACTTGGAAGTGCTGTTTAGTTTTGTCAATGTGTAGTCTGTTTCTGTGTCGATTGTATCGTATAGGAGTTTTGCCTACAAGAATTTCTTGAACTAAACCTAGATGCTGAAGTGTCATAGTGAAGTTGATTAGTCCAACATTAGTGAGTGTGTAAAGATCGTTCAATGCAATTTGGTATCGGATGTTAAAAAGATCGCCTGCAGATGTTGCTGGATCACCTAGTTCGAAAACACGAACTACGCCCATGATGTTTTCAGGCAAGTCTATATATTGATTAGAGATATTATCATTTGTCAGAGTGTGCTTATAGTAAATTTTTTCTGTACCGTCAAAATGATAATCCCAGTAGAAACGAAGTGCTTGATCGATCCGATCTTCGACTTGATCATCGTCAACGTTGATTTCAATCACTGGTTTGCCTAACGCTCTGAGGCAATATTCTTTAAATTCTGAGCGAGTTGATGGCACTGCCATTTTTGTACTCCATTGTAGATGTTATAAAGTTATTTATAAAATGAGGTTATTATGCTTACAGTTGCTATCGTAGATACCCTTGGTCTCTGTTATGACGGCTCAACACTTACAAAACGCGGTCTCGGTGGTTCTGAGTCTGCCGTCATTCTTATGTCTAGAGAGTTGTCAAAACTCGGATTTGACACATATGTGTTCAATGACTGTACAAGTGACGATGCTTCGCCAGGTATTTATGATAATGTAAAATATGAGCCTCTTTCAAACATTGAGAATTATAAACGCTTCGATGTATTTATAGCATCCAGATCAGTAGTATCTTTTGCGCCGAATGAAATCAAAGAAAGATTTAAATGGTCAAGTGAACTGCCAAACCTTGAGAGAGTCGCGTTAGCATCTAGGCACAGAGTACTTTGGATGCATGATACATTCTGCGATGGTGATGATCTTATTGAAGACTTCGTGTTGCAAGGAAGAATTCATGAGATATTCACGCTGTCTGATTGGCACACATCATATGTAACGAACTGTGATCACGGTAAACGTAGAAACTATGAGATACTGAAACGACATGTATTTCAGACGCGCAATGGTATCCAATTGTATCACGACTTCGTAGATGTGTCAAAGAAAGATCCAAATCTTTTTGTATATAATGCTTCAGTTACAAAGGGTATGATTCCTCTCGTAGAGAAAGTATGGCCTCTCGTGAAAGAAAAATTACCAGACGCTCGTTTGAAAGTCATCGGTGGTTATTATCGCTTTCGAACATCGCATGGACCAGATGAGCAAGAATTGAGATGGCGTGAGATGGTTGATGATCCTACTCATGCTTTCAATGATATCGAGTTCACTGGTATTATTTCTCAGAAAGAAATTGCAGACATATTAGCAGAATCATCCTTCATGATATATCCATCTGCGTTTCCAGAGACGTTTGGCATCTCCACGCTTGAGTCGCTTGCGTATAATACACCACTGATTACATGTAAGTTCGGCGCTCTCGAAGAGACTGCAATTGATCTTGCTTGTTATAAGATACCATATCCTGTAGAGAAGAACTGGTCACTGCCGTGGCTGAATGAAGATGAGCAGTGTCGAATCTTTGCAGACGCGGTAATCAAAGCATATAATACACCTTATCTCCATCAACAAAAAATGTATGCGTGTAATCAAGTTAAAGATATTTGCACATGGGATACTGTGGCACTGCAATGGAAACAGCATTTCTACAAACTATTAGGCGAGTTCTTACCGATCGAAGAATATCATCGAGTAACAGATATTAATAATCGAGTGCATAAAGTATTCGGTCGTAGATACCATAACTACGAAGAATCATCAGTAAGAAAGCAAACAGAAAAGTCAATTGTAATCATCACGACAGTGTATAACGCAGAGAACTATATTGACAAATGTATTCGTTCTGTTGCCGCACAAGATTATGACAATTATCGAATGATTATTATTAATGATGCATCAACTGATCGAACTGCCGAGGTGATTGAAAATACAATCGCTGAAACTGGACTCGAAAACGGTGAAGAAAGAGATGACATTCGCAGAATTTTTGAGGTCATTACTCGTGATCAAAATATGGGAGCAGTCTGTAATCAAATTTCAACGATCAAATCTAGATGTTATTCGGATGATATTGTAATGATTCTGGATGGCGATGATTGGCTAGTCAATAATCCAAACATCTTCAATATGTATAATAATATGTATCATGAAGGCGCTGAATATACTTATGGAAGTTGTTGGTCACTCGTTGATAATATACCTCTGATTGCACAGCCTTATCCACCAGAAGTAAAAGCAAATAAATCATATCGTGATCACAAGTTTAACTGGAACTTTCCCTATCCTCATCTGAGAACGTTTGTTGGTCGTCTTGCATTAAACTTAGATGAATCACTGTTTAAAGACGCATACGGCGAGTGGTATCGTGCAGGTGGAGACGTTGCGACATTCTACAACATAATAGAGCAGGCTGATCCAGATAAGATTGTTTGCGTGTCAGATATTGTGTACATGTATAATGATACTAATCCTATTAACGATTATAAGGTGAATGGCGATCAGCAGACTGATACTGCTAACTTTATTTTAAAAAAAAGTGAAAAGACTATGAAGAAGATTTTGATTGCTATACCGACAGCAAAGTATATTGAACCAGAAACAATGAAATCTATCTATGATCTTGAGGTGCCAGAAGGATACGAGACTGAGTTTCAATTCTTCTATGGATACAACATCGATCAAGTTCGTAATCTAATTGCACACTGGGTAGTGAATGGCTATGATTATCTTTTCTCGGTAGACAGCGATATTATTTTTGAAACAGATACGCTGAAGAAAATGCTGGCACATGATGTCGATTATGTCTCTGGCATTTATCGACAGAGACTACCGACACAGACATTGGAAGTATATGATCTCAGTCAGAAAAACATACCAATTGAAAATATTCCAGATAAGTCACTGATTGAAATAGGCGGCAGTGGTTTTGGTTGTGTTTTAGTTAAGAGAGAAGTATTTCTGAGCGTGGGCTATCCTTACTTTGTATATCACAGCGCATTGAATCATGCTGATACATTCAGTGAAGATATGGACTTCTGTAAAAAGGCGAGAGAAAAAGGCCACAAACTACACTGTGATACTACTATAATCTGTGGCCACAAAGGAACGTCAGTGTATGAGGTTACCAGAAATTAGAGAATCTAGGTGGCTCAACTTGTTGCATTCTGCTTCTCAATTTATGAATAGAATTTTTTCGAGTTCTTTGAATGTGTCTTATTAAGTTAGACCTTAGATTGTTATTGCTTATATTCTGAACATAAGGTCTAAGCAAATCGAAATCGTAAGCAAGTAACTCATTCAGTTTGAGTTCTTTTTTATACAATAGTCTGACGTAATTCACCACGGATGCATCTTTGCTATCTATACCATACTTCAAACAATTATAAGGATTCATTGTTGTAGTGAATAGTATATCTGTTGTGAAGTTCATTTTTCTAGGCATATATCCTAACGTGATTTTAGAAAGAACACCTTTGTTTTTAGTGGGATAAAAATCAAACTTTTTGTAATTAATAATGAATAATGATAGATCAATTCTACCCGCTATGTCATAATCTATCTGTTCATAGTCAGAATGATATCTGTTATTCTTAGAAAAAACTGCTTCTCTGCTCACTACCATTGGATATTTTTCTATCTCGACGGGAATGTCATCAGATTTTATATTTAAGACAATTCCTTCAGATACAGCAAGAACAGGCTTTTTTATTTTTTTAGAATAATTGAAAGCATAGAATAGTGTTTTGTTTTTCGCAATAACATTGATAACATGATAGTTCCAGTCTGGCATATTTTTTTTAATTGAAGACACGGTCATGTCAACCAAGCCATCTCCATAATTGAATATTAGAATATCAATCATTGACTAGAGATTCCATTTGTACTTTAGTTGTCGCGACATGTGGGTAATCCATATAATACTCAAAATACTCATTGATTTCCACTGCAATGTCGCTGAACTTAGAAAGCATACCGCTTGCTTTAGATGAGAATAATTTTTTCAATCTTGTTTCATACGTGTCGTTTTCACCGTAGTGTCCAAACTCTTTTACGATGATATTATCATATAAATGAGTGTACGTATAAACTCGATCTTCAACCTCTTTATCAAAAAGAAATACAGATTTTCCTTTCAGCGCGGATATCAAACCCATCTCTGAGTTTTTGCCGACCGCTACTACTTTAGCTTTTTCCATCACTTCATGTCCAGAGAACTTACTTGAAATTACTCTGTCTCTACCGTACCGCTTTGTGACTTTCGTTTCTAATACTTCTGGTGTCAGAGGATGAAATTTAATCATCGCATTGTTTTCTTCAACGAATTTATCTACCTTGTCAAGATCAACAATGTCATCATAGATATTATTTCCTGGAAGAAATACTACCGCGTCTAGATTGGTGTCATCAAATTTTCTTCTTATTTTTCTCAAAGAATATTTGTCAACGTTATGTTCTAGAAGGTGATTGTATATTTTAATTCCTCTGTCATTTATTTCTGTGTTCTGAATGACATGATCGATTAGTTCGGAACTGTGTCTCGCAGAAGCGCATCTCAACATAATAAACGTTGAAAGAACGTCAGTGTAAGTATAACCATGAACTTTAGGATAGTCTCTCATATCATACCATACATCGTATTCGACATTTGTTTGATATGGACCATTTTTAGGTATTTGAGATACGATATCTTTCAATTGCTGAGAGATATCGCATTGGGGAATATTACCAGATTTGAAAAAGTGAGACGATGCTACGCCGAAATTATCGTCAAGTGACATTTTACTCAGAGTCATTATCTACCTCACCATTTTCCAATTGTGTAATTTTATCAGTCAATTCTTCAATTTTGTATTCGAGCGTTTCAATAATATCTTCAAGTTCTTCACATCTTTCGGCGCTTTCTTTAAAATGCTCTACGCAAATATCTAGTACACTTTCAAGTCTTCTTTCAAGCGAATCAAAATCTTTTTTATTGACGAAAGTTTCTAGTCTTTCTAATATATCCATGATCTACTCCATTATAAAATTAGATACTTTTATTTATCAAAGCTCCCATTCATTAGTTGTAGTATTATATGTCTGTTGCTTATCAGTGTCTATCACGGTATCAAAGATAGTGTTTGTAATTCTAGAAGTATCGACACCAGTTACTGTTTCGGTGGCTCTACTTGTTCCTCTAGAAGTCAGCGTATCATTTGTAATAGCAGTATTTCTTGATGTTAAGAATGCTGTATTTCTTGATGTGCCTCTGGACGTAAGTGTATTTCTTGATGTGCCTCTGGACGTAAGTGTATCTTTAGAGGTTGTCATGATTGTTTGTGCAAACGTTTGAAACACAGTATTAAAGGTTGTAGTTCTAGATACTGTTGTCTGTGTCGGATTAGTCGTGTTGTAAATTGTATTTGTTGCAACAAAAAATGCAGTATTAAAAACAGTCAAATTCGTGACATTTGTATTTTCTTGGAACGTAGTGTTATTAGACTTTGTTGTCTGAGTAGTTTTATTTGTGTTGAACGTAGTAGTTGTATCTGCTAGATATGACGTATTAAATACCGTGCTTGTTGTAACAACCGTTTGCTCTTGGAATGTTGTATTTCTGGATGTCAGCGTATTAAACGAGGTATTAAAGGCAGTTGACGTATTAAATGTGGTTGTTTTGGACGTCTGCGTATTAAATGCAGTATTAAATGCAGTCGTTGTATTAAACGTGGTCGTTTTGGACGTCTGTGTATTGAATGCAGTTGATCTAGAAGTTGCTGTGTCTCTTGATGTTCCTCTAGAAGTTAACGTGGCGAATGTCGTGGTATACGCAGTCGTTGTATTGAACGTAGTTGTTTTTGACGTTTGAGTATTAAATGCAGTTGATCTAGACGTTGCCGTATTTTTGGTAGTGTTCTTACTTGTCAAAGTATTGAACGATGTCACAAACGTAGTTGTTGTTTGAAATGCAGTTGATCTAGACGTTGCCGTATCGGTTTGTTTGCTCGTATTAAACGTAGTATTATATTGTGTTGCGAACGTAGTCACTGTATTAAACGTGGTCGTTCTAGACGTTGCCGTATCTTTATTAGTACTCTTAGTTGTATTTGCCTGAAAAGAAGTAGTAGTATTGTACGATGTTAACGTCAATGTTAAGATAGTAGTAAGATCCGAGAATGTTGTGGTTATTGTTTCGTCGGTTTGCTTACTTGTGTTTTTACTATAGTTTGTCTGCTTACTTGTATTTCTCGACTTAGCAGTCAAGAAGGTAGTGTTAAAGGTTGTTGCAGTGTTGTAAGTAGTTGTAGTATTTTTTGACACAGGCACAAGAGTGTTTTTCTGTGTTTGAAAAACTGTTGATGTCTGCGTACTTTTAACTGTATTCTGCGATTTTGCGGTCAGGAACGTAGTACTAACCTGTTTCTGTGTTTCAAACACCGTTTGATACTGTGTTACGTAAGTGGTATCAATTTGTCCATAGTCGTAGAAAGTTTGCTTGGTTGTCACGAAAGTAGTCGATGTATTTTTACTTGTTTGCCTAAATGTGTTTTTAAGTCCAATTATTGTATTGTAAGTAGTCAATGTATTTCTAGAAGTATTGTAGTTGGTATCTTTCTGTGCGCCTACATTCGTTTGCTTCGTTGTTGATCTCGAAGTAGCTCTAGTTGTATTCGCGGCCTTCAATGTCTGTTTACTAGTGTTCGCTTGAAAATTCGTGATATAGGTCGTTTGAGTAGCAGTCTGTCTGCTCGTATTTTTAAGCGTTTGTCTTGTAGACTGATATGAAGTCAACGTTGATCTAGATTCAGTCGTATTTTTACTAGTTGATCGGGAGGTGTTCGCTTGAAAATTGGTTATGTAAGTAGTGGATACCTGATATACAGTTACAAAAGTAGTACTTGTTTGATATGTTGTATTTCTACTCGTAATCTCACTAAATGTAGTTGACGTATTTGTCTGTTTGCTTGTTCCTGTTTCACGCGACTTCGCAGTTAGGTACGTAGTATTAAACGTAGTCAACGTATTAAACGTGGTCGTTCTAGACGTTGCTGTATCTTTAGTCGTATTATAATTAGTCAGCTTTGACGTATTGAATGTTGTTGTCGTCTGAGTATTAAACGTGGTTGTCCTGCTTGTATCAGTCGATTTAGTAGTATTCTTACTCGTTAAAGTATTGAACGATGTCACAAACGTAGTCAACGTATTAAACGTGGTTGTTCTGGACGTTAACGTATCAAACGTGGTTGTTTTACTTGTGGCAGTGTCTCTTGATGTACCTCTAGAAGTCAGAGTATTGAATGAGGTATTAAAGGCAGTTGACGTATTAAATGTGGTTGTTCTGGACGTCAAAGTATCAAACGTGGTTGTTTTACTTGTGGCAGTGTCTCTTGATGTACCTCTAGAAGTGAGAGTATCAAAAGTTGTTGTTCTGCTTGTGGCAGTGTCTCTTGATGTTCCTCTAGAAGTGAGAGTATTAAATGATGTTACAATTGTAGTATCAGCAATTATATCAAATACTGTTGTTCTATTAGTAGATTTTGTTTTTGTTGTCTGTGTTGCTTTGCTTGTATTGAACACAGTACTTGTGTCTGCAAGATAAGTTGTAAGAATCGTTGTCTCACCCACACCGACAACTGTAGTATTTCTGCTAGTCGAAGAAATATATGTTGTTTGTGTTTGTCTATTAGTGTTGAATACAGTATTCGTATTTGATTGATAGACAGTACTTCTTGATGTACTTTGAGTGAAGTTTGTGTTTTCTTGGAAATTAGTATCAAATACCGTTGTTGTATTGAAGGCAGTAACAAAAGAAGTTAATGTGTTGAACGCCGTATTAAATGCTGTTACAATAGTAGTGTCAAACGAAGTTAAGAATACAGTGGTCGTTTGCGTGTTGAACGAAGTTATAAATGCAGTTGTTGTTTCAAATACCGATCCAGTTTGAAACGTAGTTGTTGTGTCAATATTAGTTGAATAAGAAGTAATAACGGTAGTATCTCTTCTCTTGCCGTGCATGTTAGAAAGACTGATAGGACCACTAGGTATTCCTGCAAGCGCACGAACGTAACTTCTACCAAGACTGATCTCGGCAGTGGCTGAAGTACCAATCTCGATATTAATATCAGAGAGTGATATTGGATTTCCTGAAGTAGGTAATGCCATGTTAGAAAAATACTCCGTGAGTTATTCTTTTATTTATTGTTTTTTAAATCGTCAATTTCTTTTTGCAATAATTTAATTGCCTCGATCAGGTAACCTGTTAAGTTACCGTATGCCACGGATTTATATTCGCCGTCAGACTTGACAAGCTCAGGTGCGATCTTTTCTAATTCTTGTGCAATTACACCACTACTCTGCTTGCCATCTTTGATAAACGAAGCGCCTCGCATTTCTAACACTTTTCTACCGTCAAGTGTCTGTATCTCACTCTTCAATCTTTCGTCAGAGAAACCAGTGATATCACCCGATACAGTTAGATCGCCAGTTGATGGATTAAAATAGAAGTTAGTAGTGGAAACTTTTGCTGTTACTGGTGAGCCACTGGCAGAAACAAACACTGGATAATGACTTGCGTTTGTTGCTGTATCATCAGATGCGTTAATAGTATCATTTGGTCCAGCAGAGCCTGTATAGCCTTGACTGCCTGTAAAGCCTTGACTGCCTGTAAAGCCTTGTGGACCACGCGAACCCGTGTAACCGATAACACCTTGATCACCTTTAGACCCAGTAAATCCTATAATGCCTTGATCGCCTTGCGAACCTGTGTAACCTATGAGTCCTTGTGATCCTGTAAATCCTATTGATCCAGTAAAACCAGTATCGCCTCTTGAACCTGTATAACCTCTTGAGCCAGAGAATCCTATGTCACCTTGATCACCTTTAGACCCAGTAAATCCTATAACGCCTTGATCGCCTTTACTGCCAGTAAATCCTGTTTCACCTTGAATGCCTTGGCTTCCTGTAAAGCCAACATCACCTTGATCACCTTTCGAGCCAGTAAATCCGACTGAGCCTGAGAAGCCAGTATCGCCTCTGCTACCAGTGAAACCTATGTCACCTTTATCACCAGTTCTAGCGAATGTAATGATAACATCTTCGCCGTTAGTAAATGCAGAAGCACTGCCTGAAACGAACGAACAGTTAACAACAAAATATCCTGTAGGTTCTGATATTGAAGAGATTGTAAATAGTGCAAAGTCGTCAGCATTTAGACGATTACTTACTCTAAAGTGTCCTTTGATGGTGCTTGTACTATCATCAATTGTTCTCAAGAATGTTTGTATATCAGTAGCATTATCATCAGTATCATCGATATACAATGCAGTTGCACTAGACAGTGTGCCATTATTAAACTTCAAAGTCCCTGTGCCAGGATCAGAGTTTAGTGTTGATGAACTGAACGTGTAATCGAAAGTGGCACCACCGAAGTTGCCATCAGGACCTTGAATACCTTGATCGCCTTTACTACCAGTGAAGCCCGTATCACCTTTACTACCAGTGAAGCCCGTATCACCTTTACTACCAGTGAAACCAGTCGCGCCATCTGATCCAGAAGAGCCAGTGTCGCCTTTACTACCAGTGAAGCCTCTTGAGCCAGTGAATCCAGTATCGCCACGGCTGCCTGTAAAACCACGGCTACCTGTAAAACCTATGTCACCTTGATCGCCCTGTGATCCTGTGAAACCAATATTGCCTTGATCACCTTTAGACCCTGTGAATCCAGTATCACCTTGAATGCCTTGTTCGCCCTGTGAGCCAGTGAATCCAGCAGAGCCAGTGAATCCTATAACACCTTGATCACCTTTAGACCCAGTGAATCCTATAACACCTTGATCACCTTTAGACCCAGTGAAACCTGTTTCGCCTTGATCACCTTGATCACCTTTAGAGCCAGTAAAACCAGTTGCGCCGTCTGATCCAGCAGAGCCTGTAAAACCTATAACACCTTGATCACCCTGTGATCCTGTAAAACCAATAACACCCTGGTCACCTTGCGAACCTGTGAAGCCTGTTGTTCCTTGATCACCTTGACTTCCTGTGAAGCCAATAGGACCTTGCACAGTAGAAGCAGACCCAGTGAAACCAGTATCACCTTGACTTCCTGTGAAGCCGATCGATCCTGTGAAACCTACGTCACCTTGACTTCCTGTAAAGCCAGTATCACCTTGAATGCCTTGACTTCCAGTAAAACCAGTATCACCTTGATCGCCTTTACTGCCTGTGAAACCTACGTCACCCTGACTTCCTGTAAAACCTGTTGGACCTGCGACTGTTGATGCAGAGCCAGTGAATCCAGTGTCGCCCTTATCACCAGTTCTAGCGAAAGATATAACAATATCTTCACTTGCTGAAAAAGACGTAGCTGATCCAGAAACGTAAGCACAGTTGACGACAAAATAACCAGAAGGCTCTGAGATGCTACTAATAGTGAATAGTGCAAAGTCATCTGGATTTGCTTTGTTTGCTACTCTGAAGTGACCTTTGATGCCGCTGTTGCTGTCATCAATCGTTCGTAGAAATGGTTGTATATCAGTTGAAGCATCATCCGCGTCATCGATATACATTGCTGTAGCACTTGAAAGAGTTGCATTATTAAACTTTAGATTGCCAACGCCTGGATCTGAGTTTGTAGTATTTGTATTGAAAGTATAATCGAAAGTAGCACCGCCGAAGTTACCGTCAGCACCTTTAGAGCCTGTGAAGCCAGATGAGCCTGTAAAACCTATGTCGCCTTGTGATCCAGTAAATCCTGAGACATAAGAGTTGTTTACCCATGACGTTCCGTTCCAAACAAACGTTTTACCGTTTGCACTGTACGTGTCATTAATTGACGGGTTTGATGGAAAGTCTAAGGCTGCCATTTGTACTCTCTATAATTATTATACAATTAGTATTTATTGAAACTCTAACTCGTTATCTTTCCTCTGATACCTTTAGAACTATCAAATTCAAGATAGACACCGTGTTGTCCATCTGAGATCGCGGCTTCTGTATATCCTACGATTAATAGTTTATCGCCTATTGCATTCACTGAAGTACCGAAATCGTTTGCGCCTGTTCCAATCTGGAATCGTTTCCAAGTTCCATCTGACGGATCAAGGATACCTAAGAATATATCAAGAAGACCAGTCGTGACTGCATTGTCTGCGAAGAAACCAGCAGTTTGACCTACGATTGCAATTCGACCATCTGGTAGAAGCGCACTATGATTACCGTTCTGAGAAACGAATTCAGTTGATTCAGAACCAGTCTGATATGCTGTTCCCCATACATCTGTTACATAGTTAAATTCAACTACACCGATATCTTGTCCGCCTTGGTTCGTAAATCCAGAGAATGCACCAGATGTAGTGAATGCTACTGCAAGTTTATTATTTCCTATATCATGAACACCAATACCGACATCATTAAAACCTGTACCAGTCTGATAGTAATCTGTCGTGTGTGTTGTCATATCATGAATAGCAAGGAAGATATCATAACCACCTAGATTCGTATGTGTAGGATCTCCAAGATCACCTGTTGATCTTCCTACAAATGCAATTTGACCATCTGCAAGTTCTGTGAGTGCATATACTTCTTCGTCTGAAGTTGATCCATTTTGAAAGTACATAAACATTCCAGTCGTTGGATTAATATGAAGTAATAAGTAATCATATACGCCAGATGCTCCAGTATGCAATCTTCCTATATCTCCAGAAGTCACGCCGACAGGAACAATCATACCGCCGCTGTGTTCAATGATATCGTAGCCAAATACGTTTCCATCGTCAGCACTTCCATCACCAACTGTTGCTACTTGATAGAAAGTAAAGATTTCGTTGGTGAAGGCGTAATCAACACCAGATGCCAACTGTTGCTTGTATTCATCGGAGTTTATATACATCTGAACATCATCTAGGTCAATTGATGCGGCCCAAAATTGGAATGTCCCGTTAGGACCAAATGAGCCATCGTATTCCTCAATTGTTGTGAAGATTTCAGAGGTTGCTGTTGTGCTTGTAGCAGTCAGACTACCAGTAGAGTCAGCAGGCGCACTGATAGATGATATAGTTGCTGAATTTAGAGATTCAGTTAGTGTGCTTGCTTCATACCACATTGCGGCACCTGGGTTACCGTTGATATGATAGTTGCCTGTGCCAAACTCTTGCTTCCATGATCTGAATAACATGCCATCAGAAGAACCGTACGAGTGACTGCTCTTGAATCCAACCGATACAATATTATCTTGTGTAGCATCATCAACTACACCATAAAGCATTTCTCTGCCCATGAATGAAATTGTATTCTGCCATTGCAGTGCGCCAGTCGAATCATATTGTACAATCAGGCCATTCTCAGCGCCCATCATTCCTCTGCCATCAGCAGTCGTTTCACCGACAACATGAATTCTTCGATTTGTTCCAGTGACCATATTCCAGTTTGGATTCGCATAGTTTTCACAAACAACTGCATGAAGTTTACAGGTGTCTAATGTTCTAGCCCAAGATTGTCCTACGTTATATACGAAAGAACCTAACGTCTCGTCTACTTGAACACTTAAAACGAAACCATCAGTCTCCTCTTCGCCGACAATCACATAATCAGCACCGTTACCTGATCCATCTGGATCATTTAAAAGACCAATATCATTCGCAGAACCGTTTGCGGATGCAGAGAAACCACCCAACCATTGAATCATTCTATTTGATGTACTGCCGATTTCTCCCATGCCATAACGAATCTTATTTGCTCCGTTGTCGCCTGCAAACAAGAATCTACCTTTTGTATCACCAGATACATCAGGTCGTAGTCTATTTACATTTAAATTTGCGCTAACATTGACTTCGTTGACACTACCATCGAGATCAATTGAGGTGAATAGTGTTGATGTGCCGCTCTTAATTGAAAGCACAACATATTCAGTATCACCGTCTAGAGTAACAACACATCCAGTTGCATCTTCTGAATTTGATGTGCCGTATGCATTACCCCATGTTAATGTGCCATCGGGAGCAAACTTCAATAGTATAGCATCTGTGCTTCCTTGGCCAATGTTTACTGTCGAACCACAGACGTAGATATTATCATTACTGTCAATTGCAATTTGATTTGCAATATCACTACCAGTTGATCCGCTATCAAATTTTCTTTGCCATACTTCTTCGAACTTATCATCGAATTTGTAAACAATGAAGAAACCTGTGTCATGTATACCGATAGCGTAGTAATTATTATTAGAATCGCGAACAACGTCTTTTAAATAAATTCCGTTCGAACCATCACGACAGTTTCTCAAGAAACCATGTACTTTAATATCTCTTTTTGTGACCAGTTCTGATTTTGTATAGCCAGACAGCCATATTTTACCGTCAGATGCTTGAGTGATACCTGTCACATAGTCTTGACCTAGACCACCATATACAAAATGTTGTCTTCTTTCTGGATTATCAGCATCTAAGAAAGTAATGAATATGTTTTCAGCGGCAGTGTTAGCAATAGGAAGATCCTCTACTGTGCCAACTAAACACTTTCTGCCGTCTTGTAGAATTGTCGAGTCATAGTAATATTCCTCGCCGCCAATCGTAAGTTCTTCAACACGCATAAACTGAGGACTACCGACATCATATTCTAGAATTCTTTTATCAGTTGCGATGCCAGCAGGTTCTGTTGTGTTATATCGAGTAAGTACTCCATTATCAATATCATATTCAATGTAACCAGCAGTTAATTCGCCTTTTAATTGAAATGTATGATTTGTCGAATCATAATCAAGATGTTCATAACCACCAAACGCATCATCGAGTTTGAAAGAATAAACACCAGCGCCTTCATATGTCGGACTTGCGCCTGCAGAAGTTCCACTCAGAAGAGTATAAAATTTTGTTGAACCTGAGTCGTATCTAAATCCGTGTACACGAACTTTATTTGATGTTGAGTTTGAAAAAACTGTGCCTTGGTCTGTCCATGTAGTACCATCATATACTTCACCGCTCACACCGCCTCTTGTAGAGTCTGAGTATAAGAAATAAATTTTTGAACCTACTGTTACTGCTTGACAGTCAGGAAAAACAGATAGACCAGATGCAATTGTTTCTGTTACAATATCACCTGGATCTGGTGGATCAGCACTTGGAAATTCCCATATCTGAAGATCGTAGAGAGAAGAATTACTTTCATTCTTTACTACGACAGGAAAATAGAATTTAAATCCTAGTACATCGCCGCAACTCGCTCGAACAGGCCAGTTCTGTTGATCACCCGAAGTATCATTGAAAACAAATACTGGATCGGCGAGATTATATGTTCCTATCGTTGATTGCGATGTAAAAGAAAGCGATGCATCACTATATGTTCTTGCGTACACATCCCAAAGAGAAGTGTTTGATGCGTTCTGTGCTAAGTAAAATGCATGATACTTATCAGATGTTCCTCTGATAATACCACCTGTCATATAGTTTCTTGCGCCGACAGACGGAAGTGTAACATCATTGTGTGAGTTGTGCGCGCCACCAATCGATGGTGTATGAATTCTTGCTAATCTGCTTTGATATGCTGTACCAGCAGAAGAAACACGAGTACTAATCTGATAACCGTAAGATTTGTCTTCTGGATCAATGTATCCACCGCCAGACGTAGTTTCTCTGCCTTGCTCATATCGTGTATAAAATGAAGGCAAGTGTTTGTGATATTGATAGTACTGCCAATCAGTGTCGCCTTGTTGTAGAAAAACTCTGTCCCAATAGAATGCATCATCGTCAGCCGCATTTGCTCCTAAGTGCGCGAAGATGATCGCATCATCTTCAACCGCATTCGTAATGTCGTTTACACCTTCACCTACGTGTTCAATCGCTGAAGAATGATAATAGACATTCGCGCCATCGACTTCTTCATAGATCAGAGGTATTGTTCCATCAATTGTTAAGTAGGTGTTGACCTGCGGAATCGGTGTGTCCCATTTTAAAAATCTTACTCCACCGCCAGTCGTATCATTGCTTGCATTCACTGGGACATAAACGAACCAGTTGCCATCTCTATCAATATTGTTATTAATAGGCAGTGGCAAATACTCTGAAGTATTCGCAGTGTATTCATAAGTCTGATTAGCAATAGCCATTAATTAGGTTCCTGAGATAGGTATACTAGGTCTGAAAATCAAATCAGTTGTATTAAGAGCAAAGCCTATAAACAGTGATCTAACTGTTGCTGAGGGCGTAGGCGGCGATGCTGTAATTGTACCATCTGAATCTAAGAAATAAGGAGAGCCAGCAGACAGGCTACTAAGACCTTCAATCAATCCAGCACTATAGTATATATCGCCTATTTTAAATAATACCGTATTTAATTGTATGGCGGTATCACCAGATGATGCATCAGTAACAGTATTTGTTCCATTCATACGAACAATTTTACCATTTGTGCCACCCGTCAATCCTGATACAGTCAGAGCAACATCAGTGATAACATTTGTTGATTTTACAAAGGACATTTATTAAACTCCTAAACGTGTTATTTCTATATATGCTGTATTAGCAAGCGATCCTGTAGAATCGCTATTGTCAACATAAATTTCTAAGTAATCATCTGTTGTTAGATTATAAATCTCATCGAGTAACAATGTAGCAGATGGTCCAATTGTTGTCTGTTCTAAATTTGCAGATGCATTTTTCTGTAGAGAAATTGAATAACTATCATTGGATCCAGCATCACTTGTTGTCAGAGATGCTTTTACTCTATAATAGCCATCAACTTTAACTGTAATTCTAGTGTCATTTACAGCAGTCCAATATAATGTTCCTAGAACGTCTGCGTTTTGATCATAGACAGTACCGTCATAAGAAATTGCTGTCGGCGTAGTTGTTAAATTGAAAGAATTCGTAATGTATGTTCTCGCACCAGAGAAAGCACTCCATGATGATATTCCAGTTCCTAAATTCTGTCCTACCTGTGTAATTTCTAAGAAACTAATTTCAGAGTCTATAGCACCTGCGGATGTCGATTCACTTGCGAATACTTCAACATAATCGCCTACAGCTAATTGCACAATGTCGTCAAATACAATGAACTGATTACTTGCAATTGTATCAGATGAAATTACAATATTATTTCTTCTAATTGAAATTGTATATGAAGCACCTGTACCCGCCGTCGTTGTGAGTACTTGAACATTTAGACGATAGAAACCATTTTCTGTGATTGTGAATTTAGTTGGTTGACTGGGTGCCCAAAGTGTAGCAGTATCAAAGTTTGCCGATGACCAAGGTATCGCTGTTGATGTCGATCCGAGACTATAGTCCGAAGATAATACAACTTTTGCACCTTTAAATGCTCGCTTTGTAGACCGCGTGATCACATCCCACTTCTCGCCGTCCCATTGCCAAACAGCCGCATTGTCGTCTGTGTATGTATCATTCACTGCTGGTGATGAGGGAAAATCTAATGCCATTGTTTATGTCCTATGTTGTAATCGCTATACGCTTCTTAAATGTAGGCGAAACTATTGTACTTCCATTGCCGTTTAAACTAGTTCCTTGCATTATTACTGCATCTGATCTTCTGGCTCGTCTACTATTATTTCCATTGTTTGTAACTTCCCATGCTAGAGCAAAAAATAAAAATCCACTAATTGGACCTGTTACTGAGTACGCATCATAATTACCATCAAGTATTACATCTGTTGTTGGAGAAAATGTAATTGTACTTGATTGTTCTGTAATGTCGTTCAAACTGGTAATAGTTGTGCCAGCTACCCATCCTGTTCCATCTGTTGTATCAGAAATTTGTGTAACTCTCAGATTAGTACCAGTACTCGAAAATATGGCTTTATACATTTTCGCAATGACTCTTCCTGTTGCACCGTTATCCCAATCTCTACGTTCAGCCTTTACTGAGACTGCTAATTGCCAAGATCCAGTTCCAAAATTTGCATTATAAGGTGTCTCTAAAATTATTCCGCCATGGTTTGCTTGAACTGCATTACTTCCTATGGTATTTCTTCTAAAATCATTAGGTAAATTGGTGTCCAATTCGAGAAAATCGTTCTGATCGATGCTAGGTAATGTAGTAGAAAAATTGTTTTCATTATTGACACCTGAACGCATCAAGCAATAGTTACCAGTTCCTAGATCGCCTACTTCCCATCCCGTAGATGTATATTGCGCAGTGCCAGGCGGTGTTAGACTAGCAACCAGGCCACGATTATCCAGAATCGAATCTTGTATATACCATGTCAATTGTGCCATAATAAATCCTTAGAACGATAGATTGACATGAAATTCTGCAACAGTACCAGACTGAGCCGATGTTTCTACCCAGACATATCTTCCAGATGCTATCGTTGAACTGCTAATAGTTGCAGTCGCACCAGTAGTTGTATTTGTGACAGTTGCAGTTGCTACCGTAGTTCCTGTCGCACTTCTGTCTGCCGCTTCTTTGATTGTATATGTTACACTTGGACTAGAAGATCCTCTCAAAACTGCTCTCACTTCACTCACGGTGACTGAGGCATCCGTATAGAAAAGTGTGATATCTTCAGCAGCCGTAGGATCAAAAATCGATACGCCTCTAGGTAATGTGAGGCCGTTTGTACCCGAAGAACCAGTAAATCCTGTATCACCCGCAGAGCCTGTGAAGCCTACGCCACCATCAGCACCCTGTGATCCTGTAAATCCTATTGGTCCTTGATCGCCCTGTGATCCTGTGAAACCAGTATCACCATTAGTGCCGTTAGTTCCATCTGTACCAGCAGATCCTGTGAAGCCTGTTGTTCCTCTCGAACCAGTGAAGCCTATAGGTCCTTGTTCACCTTGAATGCCCTGTGAACCTGTAAAGCCTGTTGCACCGTCTGATCCAGCAGAACCTGTGAAGCCTACACCGCCAGTGTCACCTTGTGATCCAGTAAATCCTGTTCCGCCATCAGCGCCTTGACTTCCTGTAAAACCAATTGAGCCTTGATCACCTTGACTTCCTGTAAAGCCAATACTTCCTTGATCACCTTTAGAGCCTGTAAAGCCAGTAGTACCAGTATCACCTTTCGAGCCAGTGAAGCCTGTTGTTCCCTGATCGCCTTGGCTTCCAGTAAAACCAGTATCACCTTGAATACCTTGTGAGCCAGTAAAACCTGTGCCGCCAGTATCACCCACTGAGCCTGTAAAACCTACATCACCAGTATCGCCTTTATCGCCTTTCGATCCTGTAAAGCCTATTCCGCCAGTATCACCCTGACTTCCTGTAAAGCCTCTGCTTCCACTGAATCCTGTTGTGCCTCGTGATCCTGTGAAACCTGTCGTGCCCTGTGATCCTGTAAAGCCAGTTTCTCCAGCAGAACCAGTGAAACCAGTGTCACCTTGCTGTCCAGTTGCACCTGCTAGGTTGACTGTCCAAGAGGTAAAAGTTCCAGATCCAGCAGTCGTGTCAACGTTGACAACTAAAGCGCCTGTACCAGAATTATAACTTGTTACAGTACCTTCCATGTAGTTGCTTGCATCGTTTGCAATTCTAACAGTCTGTGATACACTATATGCAAGACCTGTGCCGACAGTCAGTGATTTACTGCCAGTGCCGATTGATAATGAAGTTGTTGAAGATGTTAAGTAAACATCACCACGTGATCCTGTAAAGCCAGTCGTGCCTCTTGATCCTGTAAAACCTATTGAGCCTGTGAATCCAGTATCACCTTGATCACCCTGAGAACCAGTAAAGCCTACATCGCCTTGAATGCCTTGATCACCTTTACTGCCTGTGAAACCTACATCACCTTGATTACCAGTGTCGCCTTTACTGCCTGTGAAACCTCTGAGACCTTGATCACCTTTAGACCCTGTGAATCCAGTAGTACCAGTATCGCCTTTTGATCCTGTGAATCCAGTCGTTCCCTGATCGCCCTGACTTCCTGTAAAGCCAGTATCACCTTGACTTCCTGTAAAGCCTATCTCGCCTTGATCACCAGTGTCACCTTTTGATCCAGTGAATCCAGTCGAACCTCTGCTTCCAGTAAAACCTATGTCGCCTTGGTCGCCCTGTATTCCCTGCGAGCCTGTGAATCCTTGAATGCCTCTTGAGCCTGTAAAACCTATATTACCTTGGTCACCTTGCGAGCCAGTAAAGCCTATATTACCTTGATCACCTTTCGATCCAGTGAAGCCTATATTACCTTGATCGCCCTGTGAACCTGTGAAACCAATATTGCCTTGATCACCTTTCGATCCAGTGAAGCCTCTTGAGCCTGTGAATCCAGTATCACCTTGAATGCCTTGATCGCCTTTACTGCCAGTGAAGCCTGTTGCTCCTCTCGAACCAGTAAATCCTGTTGCTCCTCTCGAACCAGTAAAGCCTATAGGTCCTTGCACAGTAGACGCTGAACCAGTAAAGCCTGTATCACCAGTGTCACCTTGTGATCCTGTGAAACCAGTATCGCCTTGACTTCCTGTAAAGCCTATTGATCCAGTAAAACCAGTATCGCCTTGACTTCCTGTAAAGCCAGTAGTACCAGTATCGCCTTTTGATCCTGTAAAGCCTATTGATCCAGTGTAACCAATAATACCTTGAGAACCAGTGTAGCCTTGATCACCAATAGCACCAGAAGACGCATCAACCCATTGTGTTGTGTCACCATCGTTGTAATATACTTTAAGTTGACCTTCTTCTTCGTTCCACCATAAGTCGCCATCATTAGGACTTGCTGGCGCAGAAGTTGACGTTGTTACAGTCGCACCGCCACCGCCGCCTGATCCTGTAAAACCTTGAAGACCCTGAGAGCCAGTAAAGCCAGTATCGCCCGTAGTACCTTGTGATCCTGTGAATCCTGTTTCACCATCAGTGACAGTTGGATCAGCGAAAAGAATCCATTGCTGTGAATTTCCATCGTTGTAATAGAAATAAGATTTGCCAGTTCGTGTGTCGAACCAGATAGTTCCATCGCCAGCAGAAGGCGCAGTACTAGAAGAGACTACATTAGAAGAGCCGAGAGAACCTGTATAGCCAAAAGAACCTGTAAAGCCAGTATCGCCGCGCGATCCTGTGAAACCTGTCGTGCCCTGTGATCCTGTAAAGCCAGTGGCACCATCAACGCCGTTAGTTCCATCTGCACCAGCATCTCCGATGATGCTGATAGACATAAACATTTCGTCACCGTTGCTTATACTCGCCCAGTTATCTCTATCAATATAGGTAATGGCAAGTGTTCTCCAACCAGTGTTATCTGTTTGGCCTGTTACATAAAATTTTGCATTTATTGAAGGATCTGATTTTTTGTATAAAACACACAGTGCTTTGTTATCATTTGTAGAATCATCTAAACTGGATAACAAAGGTCCAATACCAGTACTGTCATTATCAGTATCGCTTACATAAGCCTCGTATGTGCCTCCTGGCGAACCTGAAGTCCAAGCAATACTGAATCTAAATTTACCCGCCCCAGGATCTGACTCTGTAGTGCTAGTGTCGAATGTATAATTTATTCCATAAACGTCTATACCATCTGTACCAGCAGAACCAGTGAAACCTGTTGCACCTCTACTGCCAGTAAAACCGATAACACCTTGATCGCCTTTAGAGCCTGTAAAACCGATAACACCTTGATCGCCTTTAGAGCCTGTAAAACCAGTGGTACCAGTATCACCTTGATCACCTTTGCTACCAGTGAAGCCAGTTCCACCCTGTGAACCAGTGAAGCCTTGAATGCCGCGTGAACCAGTGAATCCGATGTCGCCCTGACTTCCTGTAAAGCCAGTTTCACCGAGAGTGATAAGAGATGATCCATTAGAGGAGTAGAGTAGGCCGTCGGCTGTGTTGATAGCCAATTCACCGACATCGATATATGCACTATTCGATGAATTAGTTGTATTCGGAACACGCCCAGGAACGGTTGTTCTTTTTATTTGAAATTTGTTAGCCATGTATTCTCTCTATATAGAGGTCAAAAGATTATGTAATCTTTTTATTTATCTAAATCGTGGCCCAACGGCCCACCAAACGAGAGATTTTCTTTTTCCAGATGTTACAGGCAAAACTCTATGTACAGTCCAGCTTGGAAAGATTAGAAGTGATCCACGCTTTTGTTCGCACTTCTGCTTAACACCGCTGTTCATAACTTCAAAGTCACCACCCTCATATTCATCAGGCTCAGAAAATACAAGTGAAAAACTTAATTTTCTGTGCATAAAAGTATCTACATTATCATAGATTGGCTCAGGAAATTTATCACAGTGCCAACTGTAATGATCGCCATCACCATCACCATACTCTGTCCATTGAATATGTTTAAATCCAGTCAAATCAAATCTAAAATATGCATCATTAATAGAAGATGTAAGGTCTAAGAGATTTTGAAATACATCTGCCATTTCAGTGTTTTCATGATTATAATCAAAAAATTTAAGTTTGCACTGCCTGATTTCAGAGTCTTGAATACCGCCAGACTCAGTACCTTCACTGCTAGGATTATAATCTTCGCTATTGGTACAAAAATTTTCTAAGTAGTCTAACAGTCCTGCTTCTAAACTATAATCTAACTGTAAAAAATCAGGACAGTTGAGTAGTGCAACATCTGGGAAGGGTGTCAGTTGTGACATAATATACTCCAATAATATAATTTATTTTTTCAGTAAATCAATTTCCTGTTTTAATTCCTTAATAGCGGCAATCAAAAGAGAAACTATTCTATCATATTTAACAGACTTATAATCTTCATCAAATGCTGATTCTACTACAAGATCAGGCATTACTTTTTCTATTTCTTGTGCAATCACACCATGCTCATGAATATTCTTAGGAGAGAATCCAACTTCTTTGCATTTGTCAATGTCCCAATCAAACTCATAACCATTGATGTGTTCCATTTTCTCTAATGCGTTCGGTATTACTCTCAAGTTTGTTTTTAAATTTCTGTCAGAAGAATATGCAGTGACATCACCTGTTGCAACAATGTCACCATTGATTCGAACGTCACCGCCAACGTCTAGTTTATAGTCGTTTATTTCATCAAGAACTCTATTGACGGTTACTTTGCCAGCAGATACATCGGCGTATAGCACTGGCGTGTTATTGGAACCAGTGAGATTTTTGACGTTGATATCGCCGCCAGCAAAACTAAGATAGTTATTACTTCCTTGCCAGCGTATCGATAAATCTGGCACACTGATATTTCCGAATTGAATAAACTGATCATCATCTACGTGAATTTTACCATCTACAACACGTAATCTGGCTGCCGAATCAATCGAAAGTGTTTTCGTTGCGCCCGATCCAAACGTAGTATCAGCATCGCTTCGGAGAAACGAAGCAGAATCTATACCGTCTACTGTAGCCGCATTAACACTAGTCAGTGCAGAACCATCACCGCTAAACGCTGTCGCGAAGACAGTTCCATTAACATCTAATGCACCTTGAGTTGGATTTTTTTGAATACCAACTCTATTTGTGACAGTGTTTACAAAGAGAACATTTGTATCAATTGCTACATTGCCAGAAACATCTACGATGCCGTCTACGCTTAATCCATCTAGGACTTCAAATTGTTTTTTAGTCGCGGCCATGTAATTCTCTTTTCTTTAAAGTTTGAAGATGCCCGATGCGTTCCAAGTAACGTCAATGTTACCACCAGAAGGCGTAATAGGAAGACCTGTGACACCCGTATCAATCCATGCTACGAGTCTTGAAGTCGTTGTTGTTCCAGTATCTTTCCAGATCATGAGTGCTTCTGATTGGTTGCCTGTTACAGACGTAAACGTGACATCATCGCCATCGAAAATTCCATCAGTTACAGTTGGATTTGCGATTGTTGATGTAGAAATAATTGAACCAGCAACTACGTTAGAGTAAAATTGATCAGTCGAGTCGTATGTGGAGACATCAGTATCAATTAGAGATACTTTAATCGTGCCAGTCGTCAAATCAACATCAGAGTCACCAGTCAACAAAGCATCTTTGTAAGCTGGATATATTGCATTCGCCATTTAGTATTACTCCTCAGTTTCTACTGATTTGATTGTTGTTTTCTTTGCTTTAGTTGAATTGGAAGAGATAGTAGCATTCAATCTATCTATCTCTTCCTTCAGTGTGGCATTTTCTTGTGCCCTCGCTTCAAGTGCTTCATTCAACAACAAATTGTGTGTCTCAAGTTGAAGCATATCGCTCATCATATTATTGTATTTATTTTTCAATACACTAACATACTTATTAAAAAACTCTACGTTATCAGACATAATATATCCTCATTTTATAAACTGTTTAATCTATTTAGAACGTTCCACCATCAAGTGAGCCGAAAGTGGGTACACCAGAAGCGTCTGCTTGAAGTACGTGACCTTCAGCGCCTTGGGCTGTTACGCTAAGTGCAGATGCACCGTTACCGTAGATGACGCCGTTGTCAGTGAAAGAGCTTGCGCCAGTACCACCATCTGCTACTGCAAGATCAGTGATGCCTGTGATCGAACCACCTGTAATGCTTACACTGTCATCTTCGAGGTGAGCAACAAGAGTCGCAACTGCATAGCCTGTACCACCAGTGTTAACTGTAGTTGTAGGCTGTGATTGCAAGTCTCTGAACATTCTGAACTTGCCATCAGAAGAATCTCTGAAGAAACCAGCGTAAAGGTCTTGTGAACCACTACTATCATACAATCCATAGAAGCCGATGTCAACCGCGTCAGTCGTGTCATTGCCGTCTGCCAGTTTGATCAGTGGATCGTCAACTGTTAACGTTGTTGAGTTAACTGTAGTGGTAGTACCAGAAACTACGAGGTTACCAGAAACTGTCAAGTTCTGACCGATTGTTACATCATTAGGCAGACCGATTGTAACTGCACCCGTTGATACATCAACTTCAACTTCGTTTGCAGTACCAGTGATGCTTGCAACATAGTTGCTATCAGTGTGTGTGCCAAGTGTGATTTCAGCGAACAAGCCAGAAGAGTTTGCAACAAGACCGTCTTGAGCATTAACACTTACACCAGGAGTAGCGCCTTCACCTGTATTATTTACAACTGAAATACCATTGCCAGGAGACAATGCTTCAACATAATCACCTGAAGTATCCGTACCAAGTGCGATGTCATCAGAAATCTGAGAAGCAGTGATCGAAAGATTACTTTCGTTAACTGCAATACCACCAGCACCGACTGCTATTGTGTTGTTAGCCGCTAGTACAGACAGACTAGGAGTACCGCCTTCTGTTGCAGTCAGACCAGTACCAGTCAAGCCGTTGCCAGCAGATACAGACGTTACATAGTTACCTGAAGTGTCAGTACCAAGTGCAATGTCATCAGAAATCTGTGATGCAGTGATTGACAGTGTGCTATCATCGATGAACAAACCAGAAGAGTTTGCAACAAGCGAAGAATCACCAGAAACTTCTACGTGAACGCCAGTAGAATTTGAAGTGACACCATTGCCAGCAGTAACATCCAGAGTGATTGATTCTGATCCAGCAGTTGAAACGGCTGTCTTTGAAAGACCGTTACCATCTGTAAGATCGGCATCTACCCAGTTACTACCATTGAAGTACAAGAAATCGCCAGCGGCAGCGCCAGTCGTATCAGTGTCTTCAAGTCCCGCAAGAGAACCAGCGACTGAATCGCCCCAATATGCGTTAGCGGCAGCACCGCCAGAATAAAGAACTTGACCAGCAGAACCAGTTGCGCCGTTCGCCGTCAATTGCTCTTCGAGCGTGATATCAGTCGCGATAATGTTATTAATTTTTGAATTGCTATCTACAACAATAGCCTGATTCGCGGTTAGAGTGCCAGGAGTACGTGCGCCACCAACAGCAGTTACACTGCCGAAATTACCAATAAAGAGTACGTCACCATTTCCTGAAAACGCTAATTCGCCATCAGACAGACTTGCTGGTACCGCAGTATTACTCGACCGTTTGATTTGCATTAAGTTTGCCATGTTTGAATTGCTCCGTTATGAATTTTTTATTATATTGTTATTTATAAATTTAGAAAGATCCACCATCTAAATTTTGCGCCTTAATTTCATAACGACCGTTGTCTGAATCATATACGAGAGATGAGCCATCTGTTTTTAATACTTCGGCCACATCAGTCAAATCAGACAACCTACTAATAGATGCGCCTCCTGTCACTTTCTCATTTCTGAGAGTAACAGGCGCTCTTGTCGAGAGTCTACCAGCATTTTGATTTAATTTTACTGTGTAATTTGTTAGTGACATTATCGTGTAACTCCTGGAGTAACTGTGACTAATCCTTCCATAATTCTAGAAACTAAGCCACTACCATCTGTTAATTCAACATCATATACATAACGACCATGTTCGATTCCATTCGTTGTGTTCGAACTTAATGACAATGTTACAACACCAGAAGCATTCGTGGTTACTGTGAAATTAATTGCTGTCGTAGATGTATAATATTTTCTAATTTGACCAGCGCCTGTGTAACCAGATATATCAATTGCGTCACCATCATCATCGGTCAAAGTGATCGATGTTGAAAAATCAGTTCCTTGATCAATAACTAAGTTTGCTTTCGTTGCCATATTTATATCTACCTAGTTTGGTACTTAACGATATTGAATGAGTGAACATTTGTTGCTGGTGCCGCGCCTGAGCATGTTACCATCAACTCGACATTTGCACCGTTTATTCCGACATTCCAAACTGCATCAAAGTTATTTGCAACTTCACCGTATCGTGTGAAGAATACATCTGTTCCATTGTGCGCTACAGAAATTTCGACAACATAGCAACTGTCGGTGTTTGTATTTCTACCTTCAATGAAGTACTTGAAGCCTCTACTTTCACTTGCAGGTACAGTATCAATCACAACATCAGTTGCACTAGATGAAAGTGTAATCTCGCCATCACCACCGACAATCGCAAAGTTATTAGCGTGAAGGTCAACAATCTGTAGAATGTTTAAGTTTGCTGTACCATTGACTTGCAAGTTCTCAGTTGTTACGTTCGCTGTACATGTTGCGTCAGCATTCACTGTCATGGTATCACTAAACAATGATGTGCCTTCTACTATCAGGCTTCCTAGTGTTGCACTGCCATCTACATCTATAGCTCCAGTTGCGCTAATAGTATTTGCAAAGAGTTGCCATCTAGCATTTGTTTGACCAAGATTTTGTGTGTTTGACGTAGGCTGAATATAACCATCAGCATCAACGTTCGTCAAGAAAGCATCCCATCGAAGAGAACTTGTGCCTAAATCATTTCCTGTAGTAGTTGGTTGAACAGAGCTTTGGAAATATGCTATGCCAGCAGTATTAGAGATGCCATTGACAAGCAGTGTTCCAGTATTTGCTTCGCCTGCAATATCTGTGCCGCCGCTTCTTGTTGTAAGTGCAACACCATTATTATAATATAATGTGACTCCACCGTCAACAACAGCAGTGATGAAAGGCTCAGGTGTTCCTTGATCGCTTCGAAGAGTGATCGTATTAGATTGAATATACAGTGTGCCAGTATTGTTTTCAATAATACCGTTTGTGCCGCTGTGTTGAATCGTCAAGTCTGTGTCATTACCAAGTCTAACACTTTCGCCATCGCCCATGATAAGGCCATCAGCTTCAACATTGCCAATTACTTTTATGCCACTAGTTGTTGTTTGAAACTTATAAGAATTTGTTGCTGGGTGATAAATCTTAATATCACCTGACTGTTGACCACGCATGTAGTAAGTCGCAGGTGTGGTCGATGATCTGATATCAAACCCACTGGCAGTTCTAATATCGAGATTGCCAGTTTGATTCATCAAATAACCAGTATCAACACCATTGTGATATATTTGCAGATCGCCAGTGACATTGTTAGAGCCGAGTCGAATGACTTCGTTTGTGCCCATTGTCAAGCCGTCTGCTATTGCAACACCAGTGACTGTTACACCCGTATTCGTTGTTTGTAGTCTATTTGTTCCAGCAGAGTAAAGAATCGTTCCAGATATAGAACCATCAGCGCGGATATATTCAGTTACACCACCAGCACCGTCATCGCTTTGAATGATAACGTCTTTATCGTCAGCACTTTGTTGAATATAAAGATCGCCAGTTCTGTTTATCAGGTTCGTATCAGTAGCATCATGCGCAATAGAGAAGTCAGATGGACCAAAGAATACAGTTACATTATCACCGTATGTCCAAGTATTCGCAGATGCACTCCATGTAACTGCATCGACAGTAGTGCCATCAAAGTTCACATCTGCATCAAATGATGCTGTGCTTTGTACATGTAGAGTAGTCGTATTTGCATCGCCAGTAACTTCAACACCGCCATTGGTTGTATCAATCTTCGCACTACCAGCGTGATAAAGTGTAGCGGCACCACCTGCAACACCTTGGAAGTAATTCTGTCCAGATGTGCTTTGAATGATTGAGTTATTTGCTTTGAGTACAAGACTACCTGAGCCTGTCTCTTGAATGATAGAGTTACCAGTCGCCTCGTGGAAGATTTGTAAGTCTTGTGATGCGCCTAGCTGAACTTTCTCGCCGTCTCCCGCAACAAAACCGTCAGCGACTACGTTACCAGTGACTTGAATGCCACCAGTTTTAGTTTCGAGTTTAACATTATTGTCGAAGTAAAGATCAACTTGACCGTTAACAGTCGCAGTAATATAGTTTTCGCCTGTTGCAGACTCAATAATTAACGCATTAGTCTTGACATCAAGTGAGGTATTCGATATAATATCTGTGTTCAGCGAATCAATAATACCTGTAGTACCAGTGTGATATACTTTCATATCACCATCAGTACCAAACGTAGCTTTAACAGAATCATCGAAGTTCAGAGTATCGCTTGCAGATACCCATTGCAAAACATCAGTAGAAGTTCCATCAAACGTTGCATCGCCTTGAACTTCAAGTGTGTCTGTCGTTGTGAGTCCTGTTACATCAACACCATCTGATTTGGTATCAAGTTTGGCATTACCATTATAGTATACTGTTGCGGCGCCATCTGCGACACCCTGGAAGTAGTTCTCGCCAGCAGTGCTTTGAATAATAGTATTATTTGCTTTTAATACGAGGCTGCCTGCGCCATTCTCTTGAATGATTGAATTGCCTGTTGCTTCATGGAAGATTTCTAAGTCTTGAGCGTTGCCCAGTTGAACTTTCTCTCCATCGCCAGCAACAAATCCATCTGCTACGACATTACCTGTGACAGTAACACCGCCCGCTTGAGTAACAAGTTTTGCAGTAGTATGTACGCTTGCATCATAGAAAAGACTGACTGCGCCATTTACGTCAGCAGTCAAGTAGCTTTCTGTTCCAGTGTGACTTCGCAGAGTAATTCCATTACCTTGTGCAATTAATTCACCAGTTGTGTTTCTGATATAAGAATTAGTTCCATCATGGAAAACAGATAGTTCGCCACCAGTACCGAATGTTGCGAAGTTATTACTATCAAAGTTCATTGTGTTAGTTGATTTTGTCCATGTGACAGTATCAGCACTTGTTGAACCTTGAATATTAATATTGCCTTCGAAGTCTGAAGTAGATTGAACTCTGAGTGTATCAGTGTTTGCTTCGCCTTCGATTTCGACACCGATAGATTTAGTAGCAAGTTTTTGAGAGCCGTAGTGATACAATATAGCATCACCTGTTGAACCGTCTGCTCTAAAGTAATCTGTTTGACCAGTTCCTGTGCTGTCATCGGCTGATAGAATAATATCATTATCAGCCTCAGTATTTTTAATTACGATGGCACCAGTTTTACTATCAATGCGCGAGTTTGTACCGTCATGATACATTTCCAAATCTTGTGCATCACCGAGTTGTACTTTCTCATTGTCTCCTGCTACGAAACCATCCGCAACTGTATTACCAGTAACGATAATACCACCTTCTTGAGTAACAAGTTTTGCAGTAGTATGTACGCTTGCATCATAGAATAGTCTAACAGCGCCATTTAAATCAGCGTCCATCATTGTTTCAAGTGCTGTATCACCTCTAAGTGTGAAATTATCAGCCTGAACAATCATCTCACCTGTATTATTTTCAATCAGTGAGTTGGTACCGTTGTGATAAATTGAAAGATCACCACTCGTGCCAAATGTTGCGAAGTTATTATCATCAAAATTCAGAGTGTTAGTAGTCTTGTCCCATGTAACAGTGTTGGCATTTGTTGAGCCTTCGATGCCGATGTTACCTTGCAATCTAGACGTAGAGCGAACGGTCAATGTATTTGTATTCGCTTCGTTCTCAACTTTCATGCCTACATCGGTGATTGTGACTTCCAATGTATTCGCGGCAGGCGAGAAGATTTCTACTGAAGTTCCATCGTTACCTACGATATATCGTGAGCCATCATTCGCAGACAGCGTAAGATTCGTTGCTCGAATGTAAAGATTGCCTGTACCGTTGTCTGCGATTTCACTGTCAGTGCCATTATGTCTAATCACTAGATCGCTGTCAGTGCCGAATGTTAATTCTACATTGTCATTGAAATTCATTTCATCTGTAGCAGATAGCCACTGTACAGCATTCGCTGAAGTGCCATCGATGTACATATCATTTTGGAATGTAGCATCGAGTGATACTAGAAAATCACCAGTAATTTGAACAGTATGTGAGCCGTTAGCAGTAGCACCGAAGTGTGAATTACCATTTACTTCAAAATCTTTCCAAATAATAGTATCAAGCGCAGTGTTTTGTACGTGTACATTTGATGAAATGTAAAGAGTATCCGATGCGGCATAGTCACCGCCTCTCAGTGAGTCGTGAGCGATTAAGTTATTTGCGTAAAAACTTCCGACAAGAATAGCATCACCAGATGTTTCAGCACCCGCTGTATTCGCAGTGATGACATCCTCTCGCATGAGAGTTATCATCTCATTTGTTTTATTCAGCCAATCACTAAAAGTATCGGAAACTGGATCTAAATTTGCAAAGCCTGAATTGAGTGCCATTAAGTTAACCTATTTTCTATGTGATATAACCTACTTTTTAGGTCGTTAAGTTCTTTTTCTAAAGTTTCTACTTTTTGTTCTAGATTCTTTCTTTTTAAAACGCTTTCTCTTTGCAATTTATATCTCTCATATTCAGATATATCTTGCGCGACTACTGCGCCATCTTCATTCTTTACATATTCTTCTTTATTTATCATCATGCTGATACGGCAATCACTCTATAATCATTCACAGAAGGTACAATGTTTGCGTTATTAGAAGTTAGAATGGTCTTAATTGCTACAGTATTGTATGTGTCATACTTGCCTTCTGGCGTGAAGTATCGAACAATGTTCAAATTATCTGCATTATTAAATGCGGTGTACGGTGTTTCAATCTTATCCATTTTTAATCCCGTATCTTGAATATTAACATTCGATACAGCTT